GTTTATGGGTGGTTTCGCTGCATCTTATTTTTTTGTTGCCCCAATTACGGAATTTTTTAACGTGACAAAAGCAACGGGCGCAGTTGGCTTTAGCGTTGGATTTTTAGCTATTCTGGTAATGCGCAAAGTGTATGAAACTGTCCAAGGACTTGATACGGCAAGCCTTGGCACGGCTCTATTAGACAAGCTCCGTAAAATCTTAGGAGTGTCATAATGGACATTGCTACCGTTTGCTGGATAATCCTAGCTAGTTCATGCATCACCGCTGTGGTTGCCGTAGCTGGCATACTGTCACCCAAGTTCAAAGACACGCTGCCCCAGTGTATCACCATGGCTGGTATAGCCTTCGGTGGTTTTATGGTAACGCTTCAAATCTATGTGCACGGCATTGTGCAGGTTACTGGTATTGCTCTTTTATCCTCTGCTATGGCTGCTTATGCGTTGGTCACACTAATTAAATATATGAGGGTATAATGACCAAACTAACAGCACATTTTACCCTCGATGAAATGACGCAAACGCAGCAGCGCATGGACAATACCTGCCCGCCTGAGTTGGCTCCTACTTTACTTGAAACTGCAATGATGCTAGAGCGCATTCGGGCGGCTTTGAGTGCTGATGCTGGTAGGGATATTCCTATAACAGACATAAGCGCCTACCGAAGCCCAGCCGTTAACAGAGCAGTTGGCAGCACTGATGCCAGTGACCACGTTAAAGCTATGGCCACCGACTTTAAAGCTCGCGCATATGGCTCGCCTAACAAAGTGGCGGCATTCCTTGCAAAGCATCAGAAAACATTAGGTATTGGCCAACTCATTTTAGAGTTTGACAGTTGGGTGCATGTAAGTACACGTAAACCTGACAAGGCTATAAACTCCACATTAACTTATAGAAAAGTTAATGGAAACACCGTAATTTTGATAGGCATTACATGATATTAGGGTTTATCACATGGGTATCTACATTTCTTAAAACCTCAATCAATTTGTGGTTTATAGCCTTTTTAGGCGTTCTTTCAGCTAGTCTGTGGGGTGGGCACGTAATACTTGTCAACTCGGCTGTAACACGCAATACAGCCGCTGTAACAGCCTCTTTAAATAAAGAGTACCAACGAAATCTAGATAGGGCTGTTTCCGACGCCATTGCTTCAACTCAGGCGTTACAGAAAACTGCTGACACTCTTAAAGGTAAAAAATATGCCACACTTGAAACTATTAATCGTAAGCTGTCTGCTGATGTTATCAGCTTGCAGCAGCGTGCCACACGTCCCACCGACGCCACAATCTCTTCCAACAATACCTCAAGTGGAGCCACCTGTACAGCAGCCCAGCTTTACCGAGAGGATGCAGAATTTCTTGCAAGGGAAGCTGCCAGAGCAGAAGGGGTCTTGATTGAAAGAAACTACTACTATGACCGCTATGAAGACATCCGAAAAAGCCTTCCTCCCAAATAAGGGGCAGATGCTTGATTCAACAGGTCGTCCTATTACCCAATCTATGTTCTTAGAACTTACATACGCAGAGGCGGCAATCTATACGTTAAAAGATGCTGATTATGAGTATAACGGAAAGCTCTATCCATCTTTGAAACGGCTATATCTTCTAGAAGACGACCCTACCGAATACGAGTTTGCAACTAAGTATCTTCTTAATTGGAAACACTGGCAACGTTTGTGTGAAAATAAACTAATACGTCGTAGCATAGATGAATGGCGCGAGGAGCTTGAGATTAAGCTACGAAGTCGTGCTGTCAAAGAGATGATTAAAAGCTCTGCTAACGGTAAGATTGTTGCTTCTAAGTGGCTTGCAGATAAAGGGTGGGCACAGCGCGGAGCAGGAAGGCCAACTAAGGCCGCTGTGGAAAGCGAGAAAGCTTTTCTAGCATCTGTGGCTGAAGAGTTTAACGAAGATGTACAAAGATTAAGACTTATTAAGTAAGGGTTGCTATGGCACGAATAGAAGACACATGGCTAACAGACGCTAAGACTAGGCTTGATAAGATGCCTGAAGAGGCCAAGCAGCTTAGGGATACGGCTATGCAAGACCTCTATTTCTTTGCACGGTTGGTCAATCCTAATTACGTTTATGGTGAAGTGCATAAAAAGTATTTTAAGTGGCTTGAGAACTACTCGTTATACGGGCAGGGTGAGGCACAGAGTACTAATAAACTTATCATGCTCCCACGGGGGCACCTAAAAAGCCATATGGTGGCTACATGGGGTGCTTGGATTATTACAAGACATCCTGAAATTTCAATACTATACCTCTCCGCAACTGCTGAACTTGCCGAGAAACAACTATATGCTATTCAGAATATATTGGGGAGTACAATTTACAACCGATATTTTCCTGAATACATAAACCCTCAAGAAGGTAAGCGCGAGAAATGGAGCCAACGTAAGTTCTCCATAGATCATGAAAAACGCAAACAAGAGGGTGTCCGAGATGAGACAGTATCCACTGCTGGGTTGACGACTAATACAACTGGCTGGCACGCTGACATCATCATCTCTGACGACATTGTTGTTCCTGAAAATGCATATACAGCAGATGGACGAGATAGCGTATTGAAGAAAGCTTCGCAATTTACCTCTATCCGAAATGCAGGTGGCTTTACATTGGCGTGTGGTACACGATACCACCCGTCTGATGTATATTCTACTTGGAAGAATCAAGTGTTTGAGGTTTATAACGAGGAAGGTGATGTCATACGTCATGATCCTGTTTGGGAGGTAAAAGAAGCGGCTGTTGAAACAGATGGTCTGTTTATCTGGCCTAAAACCATGCGTAGTGATAAGAAGTTCTTTGGATTTGACGCTCAAGTGTTAGCCCGAATTAGGGCGGAATACTCGGATAAGGTTCAATTTCATGCCCAATACTATAACGACCCGAATGACCCCGGTTCCAACCGTATCGATAGGTCTAAATTTCAATATTATGATAAACGATTTCTTAAACAAGAGTCTGGCTATTGGTATTACAAGTCACACAAACTTAATGTATACGCTGCAATTGACTTCGCATTTTCTTTAAATAAAAAAGCAGACAGTACAGCAATCGTTGTTATTGGAATTGACTCGGAAGGCTTTATATACGTCCTAGATATTGTGTCGTTCAAAAGTGATAAGATTAGCGATTATTTTCAAAACATAGCTGAGCTACACTCTAAGTGGGAGTTTAAAAAGCTCCGTGCAGAGGTTACAGTGGCACAGGCTGTCATTGTACGGGATTTGAAAGATAAGATGCGAGAAGAGGGTTTAAGTCTCTCTGTGGACGAGTATCGCCCCAATCGTAATGAAGGTACTAAAGCAGAACGTATAGCGGCTACACTAGAGCATAAATATGAAAATATGTCTGTATGGCATTTTAAAGGGGGGTACACAGATGTGCTAGAAGAGGAGCTGGTATTAGCTCGTCCGGCACATGATGATATTAAAGACGCGCTTGCGTCGGCTGTAGCTATAGCTATTAAGCCAAAACGAGCCAGAGGTTCTTCTGAATCATCTACTGGCAATGTTCTACAGTTCAATCCACGTTTTGGTGGCATTGCGTTTAGATAAAGGAATATATGGCTACAAGAGCACTAGAGATTAGAAAAGAATTTGGAAGTCAGGCAAAAGCTGAGCAAATTGTTAATACATGGAATACGTACAACTCTAACCGATCTGCAAAAATAAAAGAATGGCAAGAGCTTCGTAATTACATTTTTGCTACTGACACCACAACCACTACAAACTCAACACTCCCTTGGAAGAACAGCACTACGCTTCCTAAGCTGTGCCAGATTAGGGACAACCTCCACTCCAACTATATCTCGGCCCTATTCCCTAATGACAACTGGTTGAAGTGGGAGGCGTATAGCCAGAACGACGCCACTAAAGAGAAAGTCGAAGCTATTGAATCCTATATGTCTAATAAAACCCGAGAGGGGGGTTTTAGAACAGAGACCAGCAAGCTCCTATATGACTTCATTGATTACGGTAACTCGTTTGCTACCGTAGACTTTGAATCGTCTTATGTACTAGACTCTTATAACAAAAGGGTGGTAAACTTTATTGGCCCTAAGCTTCGTCGTATTAGCCCCCTAGATATTGTATTCAACCCTCTTGCTAATTCATTTAAAGACTCCTTTAAAATTGTTCGCAGTGTTAAGAATATTGGTGAGCTTCGTACTATGGCGGAGATGGAACCAGATAACACATACCTAAAGACTGCGCTAGCCAACCGTGATAAGATGTTTGCCCACATGAACGCCTACGGGGCAGAGGATTGGCAAAAAGCAGAGGGAATGAGTGTAGACGGTTTTGGTAACTATTGGGACTATCTACAAAGTGGTTTTGTTGAGATTCTTGAGTTTTTTGGAGATCTTCACGATCAGGTAAAAGGTACAGTAGAGCGCGGTCGTGTTGTAACTGTGGTAGATCGCATGTATGTAATACGTGATGAAGCCCTGCCAACGTGGCTAGGGCACGCTCCGATATACCATGCAGGGTGGAGGTCACGTCCAGACAATTTATGGGCTATGGGCCCCCTAGATAACCTTGTAGGTATGCAATACCGTATTGACCATCTAGAGAACTTAAAAGCCGATGCTATGGACTTAGCCGTCTTTCCACCATTGCTTGTCAAAGGGGAGGTAGAGGAGTTTACATATGCCCCGGGTGTTAATATCAACATGGACGAGAATGGGGATGTGGGCGAGCTGGGCCACAACATTCAATGGGTGATTGGTGCGGAAAACTCGATTGATAAGCTCGAACAACGTATGGAGATGTACGCAGGGGCACCTCGGGAAGCTATGGGCATACGCACTTCAGGGGAGAAGACCGCATTTGAGGTACAGCAGCTTCAGAACGCTGCTGGGCGTATTTTTCAAGAGAAAATTACTACTTTTGAAATTGAGCTTATCGAGAAGAGCCTGAATGCTATGCTGGAAACGGCTAGACGTAATTTCGACACTGCGGATGTTATTCGCGTTATGGATGATGACTTAGGCGTAGAACGCTTTGTTAAAATCACGAAAGATGATATTACTGCCTCTGGAAAGCTACGCCCTATTGGTGCTAGGCACTTTGCTGCTCAAGCTCAGCTTCTGCAAGGTGTTAGTGGTATTTTCAATAGCTCTATGGCTCAAGTGGTAAGCCCACATCTTAGCGGTAAGAATCTGGCTAAGCTTTTAGAAGAGGTATTAGGTCTTTCACGCTACTCTTTGTTCTCACCTAACGCTGCTGTTTTTGAACAGCAAGAAACTATGCGCCTATCTAAGCAAGCTACTGAAGACTTAGCTGCTGAGGACGGTGTTAAAGCAATGGGACAAAACGCATGAAACTAGGATGGACAGCAGGATGTACTCCTGAGCAAACACAAATCATACGTAGTGATTTTAAAGGATCTGTATATCTACGAAAACGCTTAGAAACGCTATTAAAAGATAAAATTAGTAGCGCATCTTCTTTTACACGTAAAAAAGAAAATTACGCTTTAGCGTCTTGGCCCTACTTACAAGCAGATGCTGTAGGTTATGAAAGAGCACTTTTAGAAGTTATTTCTTTAATTTCTGATGAAATTAGTGAATAATTAATTTTATTTTACATTTTTTGTCGAAAAATCATTAAAAAAGAGGTATAAGCATATATATATAGTATATATTAGAAATACTTAGGAGTGAGTTATTTATAACGAACCCTAAGGATATACTCTCACACAATCTATTCGTAGCTCAGTCAGGGAGAGTCCTCGGTTTGGAGCCGAGAAGTCCTAGGTTCAAATCCTAGCGGGTAGACCAAGTTAACGAGGGAGTGGTGAAATTGATAGACACAGCAACTCTAAATTGCCGGATAACCCCGTATAGGTTAAAATCCTATCTCCCTCACCAAATTCAGCAGCGTAGAGAAACGGTATCTCATAAGGCTCATAATCTTAGAACACTGGGTTCGACTCCCGGCGCTGCAACCAGTTTTTAATAAAAGAAAGCATACTAATGTCAGACCCGACGAGTATTTTCAATGAATCTAATTCCGGCAAACCAGCCGACACAAACAACACCAATGGCAATGGTGTTACCGCTCCAAGCGATAGTGAATTAACAGACCTGTTAAATAACATCAAAAATGAGCGTGGAGAGCCTAAGTATAAATCTGTTAAAGATGCTATCATTGGCCTGCAAAATGCACAAGAATACAT